TTATCTTTGGGCCGTTGAATGTGGCGGAACTTTATTAATAATACCCGGCGTCATAATAGAGCGAATAAATGTCTCCATTGTAATAAAGGTGTGTCCGCAATTAATATTGGTACACTGATTATATCTCTCTTTAGTTTCGGCAGATATTTCACGACTGGATCGAGTATGTGCTGTGCAACGGCAAATAGGGCATCGCATCATAATAAACACCTCAACGTTCATTTGAGCTTATTGGCTATTTTAAATTATTCAAATGAATAAATCATCTGTTTGTATTCAACAAGTTATCCATCAATAGCTTCATAGCTTATATCTGATAGTAGAACTTCAAGTTCGAGGTTTGTCGTATAACCGCTATTATTGAGCGAATGAATAACTTTAGTAATTATCCACGGCTGGTTATCGATCACTGACTTAAATCCTTTCACTTTGACAGGGGTTTCCGGGTATAGCTCTGGCCTGCCAACGGCCAAAGTAATAGAAAATTCCGCCACACCACGTTGTAATTTATCCCATTTTGCCTGGGCAGCGCGTATGGCTTGCGCTTTGCTGGCATAAGTTGTCGTCAGGGTAAACGTGTTATCCGCTTCGCCCACCATATATTCACCCTCGCGAGTTTCCTGCTCTTTAGTGGTTTTTTTCTTCGCTTCCGGTTTCGCTTTGGGGTGTTGTAACGCCCTTAAATGCTGTTCCTTGGGTTTGCGCTGGAGCTTCACTTTTTGCTTTTGCGGCTTCGGGTCTTTGGTGTGTAACCACTTAGCTGTAACGCCGGTGTAAGCGCCCCGATCAGCGATGGCAAATTGGTGCCGATCGCCGTCGCTGCGAGTGAGAGTGACTGGTGGAATGGGGTGACCACTGGCCGTTACGCCGCGACCAGCTACGAGAAACAACAGCTTCCCCGCTTTGACGGAGACTTCGCCTCCGTTCCGTTCTGCAAGGCGAGTGAGGAATTTAGCGTCGGACTCCTGCGACTGGTCGATGTGCGGAATTTTAATTGAGGCTAATGCCGGAGCTACGCTGGCAATGAGTTTGTTCCGCGTGGCGATGGCTTCAACGATAGCGCCGAGCGTGGTGTCATGCCATGATCCCTCGCGTCTGGAATTTAGTGTTCCACGAAAATCTGCACTTCTGGCACGGATGGTCACGGTATCCGGTGCGCCGCGATGTTCCACTTCATCAACGGTAAAGCTGCCTTTACCGATCAGCGCAAATCCTTTCCAGCCGAGAAACAACGTCAAAACAGCACCGCGTAGCGGCAACTCAACCCGTCCGTCTGCGTCATCAAGCTCAATATCAAGCTGGTCGGCTTCAAAGCCGCGATTATCAGTCAGCGTTAGATTTATCAAGCGGTTGCTGATATTTCCGGTAATATCACGACTATCAAGCGTTAACATAAAATCCGGCATCAAGATGCTACCCGCATATTTTGTCAGCACATCTAACATTAACTCGCCCCCACTGCGCCAGCCAGTTTTGCGATCATATTGCCGTTATTGCCGATGAGCGTTTCGCTCTGTTTACCTATATCGCCATATAGCGCTGCGAGCGATTCATCCACGCGGGTGAGAGTTAGCGTAAAATCGATTTTGCGCGGAGTACCGTCGGCAAAAAACACGCTACCGGTTTCATTCACCGAGTTAATGACATACATACCGTAAATCATGCCGGTGCCATCCAGCAATGGCCACGCGCGGCCTTCTTCCGCCATCAGTCTAAGTGTGGTCATAGTCATTTTACCGCCCGTGAGTTCGGGATAAAGCACACCCCCAAGTGTGATTTTCTCTTCGCCAACCCCAAGAAACTGAAAAGCATCACGCTGACCAACCCGACTATTAGACGGCCAGCGATACTCCGCATTACGCTGAAAATTCTGGTAGGGCAGTGTCTGCCGCATAAAAACAAACATACCGAGTGCGAGCATCATGGTGTGTTATCTCCTTATCCATCGAATGTCATGCTGGCACGCATACGGGCGCGCTTTTCCCGTTCATATTGTTCGAGAGCATCGCGAAGCTGGCGGTTAAGATTGTCACTCGTTGAGACGTCACCAGAGAGCGTGATGTGGTAATCGTTTTTGCTCTGGTCAACGAAAGAGCGGCCCGCAGGTGCGGTAACTGGCTGATAGGCCTGATAGCCACCATAAGTACTGGTCGCTGGAATGTAGGAGCCGCTCTGGGTCACGGCACTGGCTTTAGCCGCAGTTTGGTCAAGTGTGCTGGATTCCTTATTGATAATACCGAGCTTTTCCAGCACCCAATCAATACCACTGCGCAATTTGTTAAAGGCATTGAGCGGCAGCATCAGCGCATCAGCCAGCGCCTGACCAAATATCACGCCTGCATTGCGGCAACTGTCGAGTGTTTCTTTACTGGATTTCACTGGTGCAATGAGGTCTTTAAACCATTGCCAGACCTTTTGCAGGCCTTCGCCGAGGGAATCAAACATCGGCTTAAGCGGCGCGAACATTCCACCGATCGGTGCAAATGCTGCCTTGAGTCCAGCAACTACACCACCAAAAAATGCGCTGATAGGTTGCCAGTATTTACGGATAAGTAACGCGCCGGCGGCAATGGCTGCTACAACAGCCACCACCGGCCAACTGATCGCACCAATGGCAGTCATAATCGCGCCGCATACCGAGGTGAACACGGTGCCTAGCGCGCCAGCCGCAGCAATAATGGCATTCACACCAGTGATAACCGGCCACGCCACGAGGCCAATGGCTCCAATTATGCCGACAATGCCAAGGGTCACCGCAGCAATAGTGCCTAATGTCTGAGCCAATCCTTTGTTTTTCTGGATCCAGAGATCCAGTTTCAACACATATCGGGTGGCCGTGTGTACCAGTTTGCGCAGTGAAGACTCCTGTTGGTCATATAGGTCAGTCCCCACGGCCTGATATGCCGACTGAAATGCTTTAAAGTTGCCGCCGAGGTTGTCCTGCATAATGTTGACCAGTTCCTCGGTTTTGCCGTCAGAAGCTTTAAAAGCAGCGGTAAGCTGGTCGAGTTTACCGGTTACCGCAGCGGTCATTAAAACTGCAGCGGCCGAACTGGCTTCCTCGCCAAAAATGGTTTTCATGTATTCGGCGCGTTGGGCAGTACCCAGTTTATTTTGCTCAAAGCTGGCCTGCATCTCTTTCAGGATGGTAAAAATTGGCCGCGTGTTGCCTTTGGGGTCGGCAGTTTTTACCCCCAGCTCTTTTATTGCATCCCACGCCTTACCGGTCGGAGCCTGTAAGCGACTCAATACTGCACGACTTCCCGTACCCGCCATTGAACCGGTGATTTTTGCATCATGCAGTGCGCCGACCATAGCGGCGGTTTCCTCAATACTGACACCGGCATTTTTCGCCACCGGGGCGGCGTAGGTTAATGCATCACTGAGACCATCAAAATTAGCGGCGGTCTTATTCATGGCCATTGAGATCACATCACCTATATGCGCGACCTTATTGTTTGCAAGCTGAAAGGCTGATTTCATCCCCATCAGCAATCCGGCGTTTTCCTCCATCGTGCGTCGATTCGCCAGAGCCATATTTAGCGTGACCGGTGTCGCAGCCTGAATGGCGTCCACATCACCGCCCGCTTTGGCGATAATAATCTGCGCACCCGCAGCATCGTCGGCAGAGGCTGCGGTATTATCGCCAAGTTGGCGCGCCTGTTTGCGTAATGCCGCCATTTCTGTGGAGTCTTTTGCCACGCCGAGCACCGCCTGTAACTCGGAATTTTTCTGTGCAAAGTCATAACCGGATTTCAGCAGCGCAGCACCGGCTAACGTGCCAGAAGTTGCAATCCCTACACCAGCAGCCCCGATTGATGCCGCATTACCCGCCAGCTCTTTACCCGCCTGATAGCGCTGCTTTACCGCGTTGAGTTTTGCCTGTTGCGCACTGACCCGCGCCAGCGCTTCACGCTGACGATTGAGCTGTGCCGTGGTTTCGCTAATGGTGCTTTTCAGACGTCGTTCATCTGCCGCCAATGTGCGTGTATTAATACCCGTCTGGTTGAGTTCCTGACGCTGGCGCTGTACTGCCTGTCGTAAGCTATTATGTTTGAGCTGAAGAGCGGCGGCATTTTTGCGGGCGGCCTCCATCGCCTGAGCCTGTGCGCGGGTCGGCTGTTCGGTGTTTCTAAACTGAATAGCTAACGCGTGAGCTGCTTCTTTTGCTCTTTTCAGCTCCTGACCGGTGACGGCAAGCTGCGCGCTGGTCTTACGGAATCCCTCAATACGGGATGCCTGACCGCTCAGTTCGCGTAATGATTTTTGCGTTTCCCGAATATTCCCAGACAGCGATTTACTCGCTGTCTGAATGGATTTAAACGGGCGCGTTGCTTGGTCAACAGCCTTGAGTAATACCTGTAACTTAACGTTGTTACTCATGGGTATTTCCACTTCGCTGGAGCGCTTTTTCGCGCCATGTGATGAGTTCGGTCAGACTCAGGGGATATAACTCTGATGGTGGCCAGTGGAATATCACGGCAATATCTGCCATCAAATCATCGACCGAAAGTTTCTTCGGGAAATCTACTGCACCGAATTCGGCGATAAAAAACCCACCACCTTACCAGCCAGTGCCACAAGGTCGGGCAGTTCTAATGCGGCGATTTCCTGTTCAGTCAGTGACGGATAAGTCATACGCGGCAACACCTTAATCAGCGCGTCAACCTCAGAGTTCGCTACTGCCGCCAGACTGACACCGCGCAGGGTCCCGGCATTGGGTTTGATCAGGGTGATACTCGCGACTTCCTGCCCGCCACGTTTAACTGGGCTTTCCAAAGTGACGATATTCTCGTTTTCTTTCGTCATAATTTTCTCGTTTCACTTAGTTTCAGGGGAAACCGACCAGCCTGACTGACCGGGTAAAAATTACAGGCCGATATTGCGGCGATGCTGTTCGAGGCGGTCGACGCCATTCACCTTCTCAATCAGATTAAGGGTGTCTATTTCGACCAATTCTTTACCGTCCAGCGTCAGCTTGAAGTAAGTGCAGACCACCGAGATTTTCGCTTCAGTATCCTCTCCCTCTTTGCCTTCGCCGGTGTCGATCTCTTTCTGGCGACCGCGCATCACGACTTCGACGGCCACCGTTTCGCCACTATCATCGCGCTGGTAAGAGCCAGAAAAACGAATCGGTACCGCATTGATACCAGTGGCAGCATACAACTCCCAGATAACCGCATCAGGGAAACCGCCAAGCGACCATTCCATTGACAGGGCATCATCATCCAAACCGAGATCGACCGGAGCACTGCCATTCATGCCCGCACCGCGATAGTTTTCGAGCTTACGGGTCAGTTTGGGTAACGTAATTGACTTGGCGACGCCCTGATAACTGTAGCCATTCAGGAACACATTCATCATTTTCAGTTTGCGTGGCATTGCCATTGTTCAGGCTCCTTATTTGCTGTTAACCGAGGAGACTAGATTTGCCAGATACTTATCGGTGATACGCTGGCGTAAGGTCAGGTTTTCTAGTGGCGGTACCGGCGTATAGTCATAATCAATATACAGTTTTCCGGCTTTCAGGGTTTCGGCGTCATTGGCTTCTTCATCAAACCAGCAGCTTGCATCGATGATATAGCCGTTAGTTTTCAGCTCGCGAAATTTGGCATTGATGCCATCTACGATGTCGCGAATCAATGTGGCGGTGACAGGTTTATCCACCGCCCATCTATGCCCCTCGGCCAGGGTATCGGCGATAACCTGTGCGGTGCGGGTATAGTTTTCAAATAGGAATAGTGGGTCATCCGCGCAGGTACGGTTGCCCCAAAAACGAAAACCATCTTTGCGGATCAGCGTGGTGACACCGGATTCATTGAGCAGGTCGGCATCAGTACCCGGTTCTTGTAAATCCCAGAATACCGAGGCGCTGATACCGGTGACGCCATTGATGCCGACGTTAGACAGCGTTTTGTGCCAGCCCTGTTCATGGTCGATCTTGGCACGCAGACCAAGTGCGCGAGCGGTGGCGTAGGCAATAGTTGTCGTGTTAGTCGCAGTATTCCATGCCAGAAAATCCGGCCAGATCACCATCAGCTCACGCTGGTTGAAACTCTCGCGATAGGCTTTCGCTTCGGAAACAGTCTTACAGTCCCACGCGCTGACATAACCAAATGCACGTAGTTTCTGGCAAATTGGTGCCAGTGCGGCAGCGACCTCTTTGGTGTCCAGTCCCGGTACCCCAAGAATACGCGGCTTAACACCAGTGACCGCCTCGGCGGTGAGTAGGGCTTTCAGGCCGGTGTATTTACCGTTTTCGTCAGTGGTGCCAATGATGTTGGAAACTGTCTGCGCGAGTTTGGCTTCATCATCATCGCCGGAACCCTCCTCCACACGCACAACAACAATGACGGGTTTCGACTGATCGGCAATAGCTTGTAATGCTGCGGCCAATGTGCCTTTTTTACCAGCTTTGGCGATGGCGCTCTGTACATTGGTAATTAACACCGGCTCATTGAGGGGAAATGTTGCTGCATCTGCATCGCTGGCCGTGCAGACCATACCAACAATCGCGGTTGAGACAGTAGAAATGACACGGGTACCGTCGTTGATTTCGATGACCTGTACGCCGTGGTGATAGTCACTCATCTGTTTAACTCCGTGGTTAAGAGATGAGTGTTATTGTCCAGTTGGTCTTTATAAGGTGCTATTTATCCGGGTTGGATAAGGTCTGACACAACAGCAAGAATAAGAAACGCGGGCAACTGCCCGCCCGAATTACTCCGGTTGCTCCGGCCAATCAATATCCGGTGCCGCTGATATATCTAACTGATTAAGCTGAACGCGATATTTACGCCATGCTACCAACTCAGATTCGGCTGTTGGAGTGGCTATATTAAACTCAATACTGTCTTTGAGGATTTCAATTTGAGTCTTGGCTTCCTCCAGTAAAATACTTTTCTTTTGCCTCGCTTCGGTTAGGTAATATTGTTTTTCTGCATCGGTATCTTTAATCCATTGGGTGCCATTCCAGCGATCAAACTGGCTTGTTGGAGCAAGTGGTGTGGTATTTTCTGGTAAGAAACCGAGCTGACTGATGGTTTGCGGCTCCCCAGTTTGTGTGTTGTACACTTCGGTTTGGCGATGATCTTCGATATATTCCCACTGTTGGGTTTCTTCATTAAAAATAACCGCATATCCCTTTTTAGCGGGTAAAGGTTTTATTTCTGTGCAGGATGCGGGTAGCCCAGTATAGGGCGCAATGTAGTAATTACTTTTCCCAACAAATTCTTTAGTCTCATAATGATAATTAAAAACAGTAACAGTCTGCTCTTTGTCTGACATTACAAAAGCCATGATTATGCAGCCCTCACAATGTAGTTAAATGCCATATTGACGGGACGGTTTTCATTGGCAGTAGGCACTACGCGGGAAGCATCAAATCTCTTGGTTGTTGCTCCATTACCACCACTATTATTGGCATGGTGTCCAAAAGCATTACCTTCCTGATAGAACGCTCCCCCACAGCCATTCCAATATGAGTTACCGGCCAGATTTTGTATGTAGAATCCGGTAATGTTCCTGATGGCATCCCCCTGAAAACTCAGCAATGTACGACCGCCATCAAGGTTGCGTCCATTGTCCCAACCACGAATAAACAGGCCACGCAAATCAGGTAATACACCGCTCGGATAGGCCAGCGCCAATTGTGGGCAATGTGCTTTATCAAACGCCTGACCATTACAAATTATCCAACCTGTTGGCGGTGTGGCTAATGGCCACGGCAGTGGAATACCGACAGGTAAATTATCTTGTGCGCGTAAATAACGAGAATCGCTTTCTGCTTTGTTGTAAACCCCAATGTTATGAGCAAACAACGGTTTGTTGGGGATGTCAGAGCCATTACTGTCTTTTGCCAACTTAGTATCAAGAGCGTCTGCAAGTGCCTTCAAGCTACCAAGTTCAACCGGAACATCACCTTTCAGAAAATTAATCCATGTACGCACAAACTCGGTGGTCGCTATTTGCTGATTATTGGTATTTTGTACTGGTGTTGGTGCTGTTGGTATTCCCGTCAAAGCTGGGCTGTGTTTGAACGCGTATTGGCTATGTGGGTTCGCGGCATCAATATGCTTTTGATGTAAAGCATCGGCGTACTGTTTAACCTCAATGATTTTATTATCAACATGTTGACGCGTTGCCAGCACTACTGACGGATCAATTTTTAACTCTACTGCACTGGCACTGGAAACAATTAAAATCATTCGAATAGTTTGAGTTCGTCCACTTCCCTCCTGTAACAATGGCTTGTATGTTTCAGGGCAGTTTGCGACGGCAATTAACATTCCTTCACTGTCAAACAGACCGATTTCACGAATAAACCAGCCGCCCTCATTTTCGGGAATAACCTGCTCGACAATAATCTGATTTATATTTTGCGGGTAGAGCATATTAACTACGCCTCGCCTGACTTCATTTATTAGCGTTGTTTGTTCTGGATTTGGCGTTACAGCCTTTCCGCCACCATCCCCGACAGACATATGGGTAATTTTTAACGTTGTCTCTAATGCTGCTGCATTGGCCAACCGGGCCGCACCCTGATTAGTCAAAATTGCAAAATATTTCGTAGTCATTGGTTTACACGTTCAGTGAGTCAATTAAATGTATAGCTGAAGCTGGGAAGAACTCGCCCCCGACGGTGATTTCATCCGCTATATAGGGGTAGATGGTCAGCGTTTCACCGTGATAACAACTTGCACCGACAAATAGGCTACCGCTTGAACTTAGACTGATATTAAGGCCTATTAGGTGGCGGCTTGCTGGTTTGGCATCATTAATTAAAAGCTCGAGCACCTGATACATTTCGTCAGTAATACCACTGTCGAGCACTCCAATAACGAGGCGAAAAGTGCCGGGTTCCTCGTTAAGCTGCCACCACTCTTTAATCTCAATCAGATAGCCAAGCGGTTCCACCGCCCGCCGCAATGCACTGATAGTGCCTTTGTGTTGATGGATAAAAAATGAGGATGCAATAACATGGCGTTTAGTCGCTTCCGGCCAGTTAAAATCCCACCGGTCAACCGACAGCGCCCACGCCAAATAAGGTAACAGTGCGACAGGACATCGCTGCGGATCCCACAATGTGCGCAGTGGCACTGGCACTCGGCTAATTTCAGCCGCAGCCATTGCGGTGGCGACTTCCAGCACCGACGAACCCACGGGCAACAAGCGATTATCACTCATCCGTCCCCCCTATAGTGATCGTATATTCAGTGCAATAAGATGCCTGGTATTTATCGAGCACCATGTCATGTGCCGGCGAAGCCAGTTCCACACGCTGCACTCCTTCAACGTGAAGCGCGGCATGGATGGCCGACAAGCGAATATCCCTCCCGATCCGATGCTGCAAGCTGATATAGGTTTTGAGTTGCTGTTCTGCCGCTTGTCTAATGGGTTCTTGCTCGGGACCGGGGTAAAAATATAACGTCGCATTAATCTGATATGGCACAATCTTGGCGCTCTGTACTGTTACACGGTCGCCCACCGGGCGCACGTCATCAGCATTGAGCGCTTTTTCTACGGCGGCCAGTAGATCAGAATTAGCAGTGCCGTCATCTTCACGTGATAGCACAGTAATGGTCACACAAGCAGGGGTAGGACTGACAACAGAAATATCCGCAACACGCCCGTCAGCGCTGCGACCATGATACTCATAAGCCCCGACCGGCCCCGCCACACTCAGCCCCTCGAATGCCTGCTGTGCTCGCAGACGCAAATCGGTGTCAGACTCCATCACTGCCGGTGTGGGTGGAATTGTGGTGTTATCTGCCGGGGTGATGGTAAGCCGCTCGGTATTGTTGTTTGCCGCCATCACGTCAAGATCATGACCAACGGCATAGGCCAGCATATTGGCGCGGGCTGCTTCGTTAACTCGCTGACGCCAGATAACCTCACGGTAAGCATTTTCTTCAAGGAGTTTGGTCAGCGGTTCTGACTCCAGTGCTAGCGTGCGTGCAACGGCTTCCTGCTGTTCTTCGGGGAACAGAGAAATCAGTGTCGCTTTGCGCTCGGTGAGGATGGTTTCGAAATCAAGCTTCTCTACCACATCCGGCGCGGGGAGCTGGTTCAGGTCGATAATCGGCATGGTTTCAACTCACAGGAAGGGTTAACAAAAGATTTTCGCCCGTTTCAGCGTGTTGGCCAGTCAAGTTGACCACCATCTGACCGTTAAACCGGTGTTCTGTGGTCACCGAGGTCAACTTTACGCGCGGTTCCCATTTGAGGATCGCCATGTAACAAGCCACCTTGATTTGCAGCTCAAGGGCGGGAGTTTGCGGCTGGTCAATCATGGAAGACAGCAACGAACCATAATCACGGCGCATCACACGCGAACCAATGGGCGTAAGCAAAATATCACTCACACTTTGACGAATATGCTCTGCATCGGTGATCGCCCGACCAGTAGTGCGACTGATACCGATGTAACCTGCGGTCATAGTGGCGCTCCTGTTGTGCCGCCGCTGTCGCCTGGGTGTTGGTGGGTATGCAACACTTTGCCGTTTGACGACAATGAACCGCCGCTATGTTCAATATTGCCGCTCATCTTGCCGCCTTTTTGTACCTCTAGTGAGCCAGCAATCAGCGTATTGGTGCAAATCACTTCGGGCGAGTCGAGAGTAATGCGGGTTGATGCGCTAACCCGTACTTCTGGCACGGAGGCGATAAGAGTTTGCGATGCGCTGATATCGGCGGTTTTAATGCCGCACACCTTCAGGGCGCTGGTTTTCGGTTCATACTCAATAATGGCACCATCAGGGAAAGCTAGATGTAGGGCATCCGCCGATTCCGAAGGCGCGGGATGGTCATCAGAAAAAATCCCCGGCAGCACAAAAGCAGTGTCGAGTTCACCGCCGACCGCCAGAATTAATACCTGCTCACCTACCGATGGAGCCCACCATATGCGCGAACGTCCAGCGCGGTGAGTCAACCACTGGAGCCAATCGGTATAAATACCCCCCGTTTGCACACGGCAGCGGCCAGCAATCAGGTCGGTTTCGACAATCACGCCAGTGCGGATCATATTGCGCAGCATGCGGGCAAGTTCTTGAATATTAGCGAGTGTGTTCATAACAAATAGATTGCATAAGATATTGTTGTAAACCAATTAGTTGATGCTCTGCTATCGTTGATACAACCTGATTAGAGATTATTATTCTGAGTTCAACTAAAAGATTAAGGAAAGAACATGAAGGAAAGTGACTACAACAGGGCGTTTGGGATTAGGAAGTTCTATGCCAGAAAGGCAAGATACGACAGAAATTTGCTGGCGCTTGAAAAGGCACATGAGATTAGAAAATTTGAAATTGAGCTGTATTGGAAGCGAACTGCTTATTTTTGGACATTAATCGCAGCAATGTTTGCTGGGTTCTTACTGTTAGCTTCAAAGCATTCTGAAAAAGCCATTGATAATGCTGACCTGTACCTTATTTTCATTGCCTCAACCGGTTTTGTCTTCTCATATGGTTGGTTTTTAGTTAATAAGGGCAGCAAGTTTTGGCAAGAAAATTGGGAGTTTCATATTGATAGGCTTGAAGATGAAATAACGGGTCCACTTTATAAAACAGTTCTACACCGACAAAACTGCATGGAAAAAAATAAAAAATGGAAAGAGTTGATGCATGCACCACAAAATTTTTCAGTATCCAAAGTTAATCAGTTTATAGCGGTATATACAATGTTTTTGTGGGCGATATTGATGAGTATTCCAAGCATGTCATTTGGGAACTATTTATTTATTATGCTATTTATCTTTTTTATTCTTAAACTCATGAATAAGCATTGTCAGAGCGAGATAAAGGCTGAGGAAGAACCAATGAAAATCAAAACTATAAATAGGAAAACTGAGTTTTAAAGTACATTGAAAGTGAAAGTATATTGCCAATAATCATGACAGAATTTCGGTAATTATTTTCTCAATGACTTTATAATCCTCAGAGTTAAACCCCATCAATGGTCGTTCTGGATATTCCACCGCAGCACTGTTGCGACCCGGTTTATCCTTTAGGCCATATTGATGCACTCGGGCAATACGCTGTACCTTGCTGGTAAACTCCACCACGGCAGCATTGTCATCGCCTTTGGCTTTCATAAAGCGGTTGGTACGCAATTTTGTGAACATCTCCCGCTTGATTCGGCCTTTCTTTGCTTTGATCGGTTGGCGTTTTCGCGGAGCATAGGGCGTGCCATCAGGCGATTTTTGGGATTTGATTCGCTGCTGCTGACGTTGGCGCAGCTTCTTCGCAATTTCGACAGTCATACGGCGACGGCTTGCGGGTGATAGTGCAGCAATCAGACCAGCCAACTTATCTTCAAATGGTTTAAATTCATTCATTCCACTGACTCACCAGTTCACCATTAATCCACATTTTTGCCGGTCGCGTTATCGGTTCTGGTCGCGGTGGCTCCGGTATGTTTTGTACATGTAACGCGCCGTCGCCCTCCCTGACAAGGGTACGCTCGGTCAGTAACAGGTTGATACTGATATCAATGCTATTGTCGTTATTGATATCGGTATACCATGTAAAGCCTTTTTTCTGGCCTTCATCAGTGGTCATAATGTCGGGCTGACTTTCACGTAACCATGCCATTATCGGCACCAGCAGTAAATCAATATCACCAGTGAAATCCGTCACCACTACATTGAGAGTGTACTGTTTTTCAAATGACAGTGAGGCGGCCAGTGTGGCGGCAATTTTGCCGTTATCGACAAATAAACGCAGCATATCGGGATTGGTACGCAACACCGGCACAGCATCAGTGAGGGTCTTGCGCAAACTGTCGGGTTTCAGCATCTAATTCATCCTGACATTGTTTAACAATTTCAACCTGTAACGCACAACGTTCAAGTGCATGCTCAAGCTGACGAATATCGGCACTCAAATCGCCGTTAGTTGTCGGGTCGCTGCCGGGCATCGGGCAAAGGCTGACTCTCGGGCATCCGCTGTAAACAATGACTGGCGGATGCACAGGCGGGGCGTCGGTGCATCCGGCGCACAACATCAGGCAAATCAGTGCGGTACCAGCGGCGAAAGGTTTCGTTTTCATTGAGTAATCTTGTGATGGTTTGTTCTCGCTGTGCTGCCAGTTTTCCGGCGGCATCAAGCTTCCGACGCAGGGCAACCTGTGCTCTCTCATTTTTCTCAGCTCGGTTGGCAGCAACGTTAAGTTGATTTTTTAGCATGCTAATCGTGTTTTTTTGCTCGTTAGTGACACGATTAGCTCCCTCAAGCGACCGGCTTAATTTGTCGTTCTCGTCACGCAGCCATAGCACACCGAACACGGCCAGAATTAGCAACACGATGAGTGTTTTCATTGCGTTCCCTTAAGACAATAAGCACGTTCACGCTGGCGGCGATTCTCCAGCCCTTTACTTTTGACTCCATTGACGTATACCCAGCGAGAGAGTTGATTACATGCCTGTTCCCATTGTCGGTGTTTTAGATACGAAACCAGCGTTGAGCGACAGGCGGCTGCCGTACCGACGTTAAACGAGAAACTGACAAGTGCATCGTAAACCGGCTGCGGCATGTCTACCGGCACACAAGCCGCCAGTTGTTGCTCAACATGGAGAACATCGGCGACTAAGTTTTCCGCCGCATCACGCTCGGTAATATCTCTTTTAGGTACAACGCCAGCAGTGTGACCAATACCTGATGTCCACACTCCTGCGCTGCATTGATAGGGCCGTAGACGGCATCCCTCAAGGTCTGCGATCAGATCAAGACCTTCCGGCGAGGTCTGTAGCAAATGAAAATCGGGCATCAATATCGTCAACGCCAGCACCACACCGATACTGCAACGTTTAACGATTGAGTTCACGAGTCACCCCTGTATTAAGCCCCATAGATCTGAGGTAATTAAAGGTTTTGCGGCGATACCAGAAATTAACCAGCGCGGTAAAAATGGCGCAGCTCCCACCGATATAGAGTGCAAACCTATCTGGCGTCTGTGTACCGAACCATGCAAGTGCTACTGATAACCAGTAAGTAATAAATGTGCTGATCTTCTCCATTGTCAGTCCCACAGGTTTACAGTCTCTGTGACAGGTGAGGTTTGAACATCTGGCAACTCAACGGGAGTGCCATGTGACAGCACTGCCCCAAGTTCTGCCAGCCCCGGATTCGCGGCGAGCACCGTTTCAAATACTCCCTCTGTGTACCCGTAATATCGAGCGCAAATGAGGTCAAGGGTATCGCCTTGTTGTGCAATGATTTGCATCAGATGTGGCCCACAATACAGCGTGGTTTATCTTGGATGCGCGAGACCGACCAGCGCATATCCCGCCACAATTCATCAATAGTACTGTCGATACTGTCAGCTTTTTTGTCGCCTTTGGCACTGGCATCCACGCCGCGATAACGTTCATACAAGGTCGCGGTCGCCATTGCACAAACGGCGCGCACATAATGGAAAACACGAATATTCTCCCCATCGACTTCATCCGACGGCACATCTATAAGGCGGTTAAACCCAGCGGCGACTTGCTGTTCGCGAAAATCGTGTAACTCTGCATTGGTTTCTGCCATACCGGTTTTAATGGCCTCCCGTAACCGGGCTGGGGCGATGGTTTGCTCAAGGCGCATCAGGTCACGAACGCGCTTCGGATCAATATCGGGAAAGAAGAATGTGTTCTTTATCAGTGGCTCGTCATGTGCAGATGGCGGAATGACTACGGTACCACCATGTGGCTGTTTATCTTTTGGGGAAATAATCACTGTCGTCATGACAACCTCAAAATAGAGGGCGGTGAACGCAAGCGTTGATCTGGCAAGTTGTCGCGGCTTGCGTGCCGCCCGGCGCGGGGCGCGTTTGGTTAGCGGCTGGCTCTGCGCAGTTGGCTCTCCAACCGTTCAATATCTTTTTTCACACCGCAATGGCTATTGAGCTGTAACGCGCGCCTGAGATGTACCAAGGCTGATTCGGTTTTGCCATTGTCCCGCAGGACTATACCAGCGATTTTGTGTAGCTTGGCGCGCACTTGATCGGGCATATCTTCGGCATCGGTCAGTTCCATTGTGGCCAGCAGGTGGTCGATATTGACGGGCTGGCCAGCACTATGGGCGCGAGTGGCGGCATCGGCCACATCTTCAGCCAATAAGTAAGGCGTAGAACGTTTATAGCGATCTGGCATCACGAGGCGATGGTGCAAAGCATAACGGGCAATCTCCAGCGCACCGGCAATATCGCCAATATCCAGCTTCCACACCATAACCGTCATCAATACCGCATCTTGTGCGCCTCGACCTTCGCTCAATACTCCGTTCACCCAAGGGGCGTAATAGGGCAGCATTTCCCGTTTGCGTTCAGCTTTGCGCTCCATTGAATGCACATTTTTCAGAGCGCGAATATCTTCAGCCAGTTTTAGTAGCATCAGTTCATAGCGATTGGCATGGCGCAGCGGCTCATCAATTTGCTGCGCCGCCTCCGCCGCTAAAACTCGCATCATGTGCCGTCTGGCGGGGCTTAACATGGTTTAGGCTCCAGTCTCTGAATGTTCGTTTTTTGTTTCAGTCAATAGTTGGATATTTTCAATCAGGCAACCACAACCGTATTCCTCCACCACATAATCCTGTTTGATGGATTCGTAGTTTTCGATGCGATCGCGGCGGGCAACTTCTTCGATATGACGGCGGTGGCTGTCGTCCATAAAATAGATCGATAGGTTGTCCAGACGGGTTACTAACATGGCGTTGGCAGGGAAGTAGGGTACGCGCACCGCTGGCAAGTTGCCGATACGTTTCTGGCTGACAATCACATCCGCTGTCAGCATTTCGCTATTGGGTTGTTTTTGGTTAATCAGTGGGAAATATTTATCGACTAACAACTCACGGCCACAGATCACCACTAAATCGGGGTCTTCCTGATGCCAAGGGTCAATCATGGTATTGGTGGCATCAAATACCAGCGCATCGAGGTTTTTATAGTCGCCATTTTCGCCGACACGAATCACGCTGGAAATTATCGCACCCTCTTTACCGGTCACTTTATCCATCACCCGTTGCGGTGCTTCGTTGCGGTATTTTTGCAACCAGCCTACGGCTACATCTTGCAGCATTGGGTTTTGCTGACGATTGGAGGTAGCCGCACGTTTCACACCGTTAAAGCCCGCCATGATGTAATCCAATGCCTGACGTTTGGCGATGGCATCACGTAGCCGTAGTTGAAAATCCTGATACCGCGCCCACAGATCCAGCGTGTTATAGCGGATATGAAAATCGAAGTTCATCTGTTCACACTGATAACGGCGAGCTTCTAGCGCGGCAAAGTCAGCGGTTTCACGCTCGTCGCCAGTCGCGGTATCGGTAGTGCTGGCAATAGAACCGGTGACGCCGATACCGATTTTCTCACCCGTTAACTCGGCCACCGGCACCATATTGATACGGCTGAGAAACTCGGATGACTCCTGCACTCGGGTCATCAGGGTTTGGGTAACCGACGGCTCGACGCTGAATTTCTTCGTCACATCGCTCACCTCAATGCCATTCAATTTGGCAACCTGAGTCAGGTAAGCGTTGAATTTGATTCGGGTATTAGGTCGCATGAGGCTCTCTCAGTCTGGTTATTAACAGTTAGTCAGAAAGGTTTCGTCACCATTACCGCCGTTGGCCATCGGGCGGCGCAGTTGGATCAGGCTTTCGCTCTGGTCGAGGCTGGCGTGCAGGTGAGAAAGTTGCTGCTGATTGGCTTCAATCTGTTGCTCAATTTGTTGAAAACGCTGCTCGTTAGCATCAGCCTGAACTTGCAGCTGTTCGGCTACGGTGGTCACAGCGGCGTGGATATCAGTAAAACGGGCATCGTCAGAGGATTGCTTGCGATTAAACAGCTCTTTTACCCGGCTAAGTAGACTGATTCCGGGTTCAGGAATTTCTTCAAATTCAATCGCGGCCTCAACGGCAACAGAGAACAGATCGGTGGGTTCCAGTTTCTTACCCGCCAGCGGATTAGTTTTGGCGCGGGCGCAGAATTCCAACATTTCAGTCCCCAAGCTGGCTGGGTCATCAGTCACCGCCAAGCCAATCAGATAGCATTTACCGCTGTTGGAGAAATTCGGGCGAATCTCCATTGAGGTGTAAACCTTTTGTCGGGCTTGCACCATCGCGACCAGATCGTCGGTCGGCACCACCTTGGCATATAACGCCCACTTACCGTTTAGCGCGGAATCATCGTTGATTTTCTCGGCTTTTAGCTCAACCACATCACCGTAACGACGAAAAGGGCTGTCAGGCAGTAAACCTTTAATGTGTTCCAGATTAATGCGGCAGCCATACACGCGCGGGTCAAAGGTATCGGCCATTTGCTGAATGTCATTACCGTCGATAATACGACCATCGCAAGTATCACCTTCGACGCCGATACGGAAAAACTTAGAAATTTTCTTGGCCATAATGGGAGTCCGTGAATGGGTCAGTTAAATCAGCGCTAGTTTCCTGACTCCCAAGCTCCATCGCCACCACTCTAAATCCTTTAATCACTGACACAACAGTGAGTTGAGGAAGAATTAAACTCGTTTTCGTAGCCTTGCGCTCATGATGACGACCCCAACTACTCTTATCAGTGACCCACGGCGGCAGGCGGCTTTGCTTTACTGGCAGGGCTTTTCTGTGCGCCAGATTGCCGAGATACTGAACCAGAAAGCGCCAACCGTGCAGAGCTGGAAACAGCGGGATGCCTGGGAGGACGTTTCCCCGGTATCGCGCGTGGAGAGCAGTCTGGAAGCGCGGTTGATTCAACTGATCATGAAAAATAACAAGGAGGGTTGCGACTACAAAGAGATTGACCTGCTAGGCCGCCAGATTGAGCGATTGGCACGAGTTAACCGCTACAACCAAACCGGCAATGAAGCCGATCTGAATCCGAAGATACGTAACCGTAATAAAGGGGAACGTAAGGCAGCCGAGAAGAATGTGTTTAGTGACGCGGCTATTGACGCGCTGAATGATATTTTTCTGGAAACTACGTTTGAATATCAGAAAGGTTGGTATCGGGCTGGCTTGCAGCACCGTATTCGCAATATTCTTAAATCGCGCCAAATTGGCGCGACCTTCTACTTTGCCCGTGAAGCACTAATAGATGCGCTAACCACTGGGCGTAATCAGATCTTCCTGTCAGCCAGTAAGGCACAGGCCCATGTATTCAAAAACTACATCATTGATTTTGCCCGGCAGGTAGAAGTTGACCTGAAAGGCGATCCGATGGTGCTGGCCAACGGTGCGCGGCTGTTCTTTCTCGGCACTAATATCCGCACCGCTCAGAGTTACACCGGCAACCTGTATCTTGATGAATACTTTTGGATACCCAAGTTTCAGGAGCTGCGCAAAGTGGCTTCGGGTATGTCATTACACAAAAAATGGCGTACCACCTATTTTTCCACGCCATCCAGTCTGGCCCACAGCGCTTATCCGTTTTGGTCTGGCGAACTGTTTAATAAAGGGCGTAAAAACAAAGAACAACATATTTATGTCGATCTCAGCCATAGCTACTTGATGCACGGTGCGCTGTGTGGCGACGGTCAGTGGCGGCAGATTGTCACTGTCGAAGATGCGTTGGCAGGCGGCTGCAACCTGTTTGACCTCGACCAACTCGCGCTGGAATACAGCCCAGCGGAATATCAAAACCTGCTGATGTGCGAATTCGTCGATGATAAAACCTCGGTATTTCCGTTCGAAGAGTTGCAGGGCTGCATGGTCGATAGTCTGGAGGAGTGGGACGATTTTAATCCTTACTCCTATCGACCTTTTGGTTATCGGGCGGTTTGGTTGGGTTATGACCCATCTCACACCGGTGATAGTGCGGGATGTGTGGTATTGGCTCCACCGCTGGTCCCCGGCGGCAAATTCCGCATTTTGGAACGCCATCAATGGAAGGGAATGGACTTCGCCACTCAAGCTGAATCCATCAGAACCCTAACTGAAAAATACTGTGTGGAATATATCGGTATCGACGCCACGGGCATTGGGCAGGGCGTTTATCAACTGGTGCGGGAGTTCTTTCCGGTGGTGCGGGAAATTCGTTACAGCCCGGAGATTAAAACCGCGCTGGTGCTGAAAGCCAAAGACCTGATCACCAGTGGGCGGCTGGAGTATGACTCCGGCCACACCGATATCACCCAATCTTTTATGGCTATCCGCAAAACCATGACCGCCAGCGGTGGCCGAGCCACTTACCAAGCCAGCCGCAGCGAGGACGCCAGTCATGCAGATATCGCATGGGCGGCGATGCACGCGATGATTAACGAGCCGCTAACCGCCGGTAACGGTTATACCCAATCTTCAATTCTGGATTTTAACTGATGAGCAAACGCAAAGGCCGCAAGGCAGTAAAATCAACCAATCTAACTCGGCAACCGCAGCAACCAATGGAAGTGTTTAGCTTTGGCGAACCTTCTGCTGTGTTGGATCGCCGTGACATTCTGGATTACGCCGAATGCATTGGTAACGGCAAATGGATTGAGCCGCCGATCAGTTTCACCGGGTTGGCCAAAAGTCTGCGTGCGGCGGTACATCACAGCTCCCCGATTTATGTGAAACGTAATATTCTGACCAGCACTTTTATCCCACATCCGCTGCTCAGCGCCCAAGAGTTTAGCCGCTTTGCACTGGATTTCTTAGTATTCGGTAATGCCTTTTTGGAGAAGCGCTTCAATCGCTTAGGCAAGTTAATGCGGCTGGAATGTTCACCGGCCAAATATACCCGCCGTGGAGTAGAAGATGATGTGTATTGGTTCGTGCAATCTTTCCGCGAACCGCATCGCTTTGAGCCAGGCACGGTATTTCACCTGATTGAACCGGATATCAATCAGGAGCTTTACGGCTTGCCGGAATATCTCAGTTCACTCAACTCAGCATGGCTGAACGAATCGGCCACGTTATTTCGTCGCAAGTATTTCCAGAATGGCGCACATGCCGGTTATATCATGTATGTCACCGATGCGGCCCAAAGTAATACCGATGTAGAAACCTTACGCAACGCCATGCGCAGTACCAAAGGGTTAGGGAATTTTAAAAATCTGTTTTTCTACGCCCCAAATGGCAAACCTGACGGTATCAAGATCGTCCCACTCAGCGAGGTGGCCACCAAAGACGATTTTTTTAATATCAAAAACGCCAGCCGCGACGACCTACTCAGCGCCCACCGCGTACCACCGCAGATGATGGGTATCATCCCCAATAACACCGGCGGATTTGGTGACATAGAAAAGGCCAGTCAGGTGTTTGTAAGGAATGAGTTGATGCCGTTGCAGGAACGAATGAAAGAGGTGAATGAGTGGGTAGGGGAGGTGGTTGTGGGGTTTAGGGGGTATCTTCTGTGATCCATATCTTATCAGTAATAAACGGAAGTCAATTATTGTGCCACATTGCATTGATTTGCAGCGTGGCACATGGAAAGTTTATTTTATAAACAGAGAAACCACGTCATCAAATTCCAAGCAGGCCCCTCCTTGCTCAAGTAAATTTAGAATGGGCGAATATTTGGGGGACACAATATATTGTTCAAAGTTTGGTTTTTTCTTGTCAATATATTCTAATATTATTTTGTTTTTTATTAGCGTGGGCAAAAATCGAGAGGTAAAGACTTTAGATCTAACCTGTTCTTGTTTTTTAGGATAGAAATTTCCTCTCTCATGAAATATTTTAAATAACCTTATTAAATCGTCTCTTATGATTTTTAATTGGTCTGATACGTCATCATTCCGCGTTGTTATTATTTCTTTTATACCATTGATGTCACAATCAGGGCCAAAAGTATCTTCATAGAATGTTGGTTTCAATCCACTCCTTGGTGTTAATGCGTTGAAGTATCCTGATTTGAATCTGGTATTTTCATTTAATTGGCAATCCCAAAAATACTCATAATTATCAAAAGTACAGTTTTCAAGGGTTTTATTTCTAAAATCAAAAGTTGGTTTTGATGCTTCATATCCAAATATATTTATCAAACTCATTTCTTTGATAGATCCTTTTTCTTCAAATAGATCCAACATTATTTTTGTTCTACTCTCTAAATTACTATTTAAACTATTGGACACTATTAATAATGTCAGGGGTAACATGAATATAGATGACATGAAATGAGGTTTGTTGATGATTTTTTCATTAGATTCAATTGATTCAATACATTCTATTATGAATAGAGTCAAAGCTTCTGATGAATTAATTCTCTCGCAAACGGCGCGTGAAAAGCTATTATTGTATCTAACGTATCCAGAAATTAAGTTTATAGTTTTATCATCTAGATTTTTTATTTCAGATGAATTTAAGAAGTTAGAAATGTATAGTGATTTGAAATACGAGTTGAAGAAGTCATACCGAAATGATAATGAGTTACCTGAACATGTTAGTAATGGATGCCCTTTTATTTTATCAACTAAAATATCATCAGCATTAATGCCTTGCTGGTTGAGTATTAATTTTACATCGTATAAACTAATAGAGCTGTTGTCAGAAATAGCTATGTTAATAAGAAGTTTTAGCTGAGCATCAAGATCTAATGTCTCTAGCTTCTTAACTTCTCTAGAACATACGCTTGCGACCACAAAATCATCTTGGAAATTGGAGTTTATAATTTCACTCTTTAAATTTTCTTTAAGGCCAATATTCTCGTCTTTACTTTTCACCAAATACTTAATTATGTCTAAAACATAAGGAATATAAACAGCATCAGAATATTCATCATCATCATTACTTTGGATTGCAATTTTATCTGCTATAGCAAGAGCTCTGTTTGTTTTTATTTCATCATTTGAGAAAGCTTGATTGAAAAAATTTGTTGCTAGAGAAATATTAAATGGTTTTAACGTTACCTCTGGTATTTGCATATCCATACCAGAGTTATCCCAGAAGTGATCTCGACAAGTAATAAGTATTTTAGCCTTTTGTAATGTATTTGAATAGTTGCTAAAAATAGAACTGAGGAATGCAGTTGTATCAAATCTAACTCCAAGTCTGGCTATCACTTCATCTAAACCATCTAATACGATAATTAAACTACCATTATCAATCGATAGCCGTAACAATTCTTTTGAAAAAATTTGTTCATTCGAATCATAGAATCCGACCTGAGCACTGTAAAAATCAAAGATATCGTCAATTTTTCCAGTGGAGTCACTTATTTTTGCTAATTCATTTATGATTTCGTTAGAGTCAATAAATAGAATTCCAGATTTGGGATTTAATCCATATATATGGTCTAAAAATTGTTTGGCTAGAGTTGTTTTTCCAATGCCACCATGCCCTTTAATGACAAATATAGGTTCTGCATCTTTAATGTACCACTCATGAAGGTATGAGTGCGCTGATTTATTATCTTCAGAGTTTTCCACCATACTATCAACATAGATAGGTAAGTTGTATTTTATATAATCTGCAATGCAATCTTTATATAGATACTCATAGCCAAATTCATCTATAAAATAAACTTTATCAGACAAAAATTGAGACTTAATATTTTCTTTTCTCTTTTCATTGTCCTTTATATTCGGTCTTTCGGTTAATATTATCAATCTATTATTTGTTTTTTCATCTAATATATTTTTATGCTTTAAGTAACCAAATGTTTTTGCTTGAGTGGAACTTTCATGTAAATATAAAAAATATATTTTATCTGATAATATATCAGATAATCGATAGAATTCAAAAATAATGTTTTCGTCCCAATCTTTATGCTTTATGGGGTAATCAATATCAAGTGAATAATTTTTGTTTTTATCGATGAAAAGTTGAACTGTTTTTTCGATGCTTCTATCTTTACTGGTATCTCTTACTTTTGTCTTTGTTTTTTCGTTTTCAAATAAAGATTTCTGTTCACGGTAGGTTTTTAATTCATAATTGAGTTTTTTAGTTTCTTCTTGGGTTGAAGTTCTAACTTGTTCGTTAGATTGACCTTTTCTAACGAGAATAGCACCTTCATCATGGTGCCTGGTTTTAGTTTTGAGTTCTTTTTTTAGTTCAAATAAATACGATGGAGGTTCAATAATAAAAACAAGAATTTCTTTTCCTTTAATTTCTAGAAACTCAATGGAAAAATTATTTAAAGCAGGCTTTGTAATTAATTCCAATTTTTGGATGATACTTTTTTTAAATTCCCTTTTATCAGATAGTTGTTTTATATTGGTTCTATTAATATCAAAAAAATCACCATCTTCGTCGGAATATCCAATTATTAGATAGCGTTTTTTTCCTTGCTGTTCAAGATAAGCATTACTTAGAGATATTAGATCTTTTTGAAACTCCCCCCATTTAGCAGCCATTTCATTCACTGGGGTACTATTGTCCCAATACCATTGGCGTTTAAACTCTAAAATTGGAGATTCATCTTTTCTTGTAAGCTCGATAACTTCTTCTACAAGTGACATTGTAAAATTACCCATAAAATTGAAAATAATTATGTATGGTAAATTAATATCATCAACTTGCATGAATTCAAAGATAATTCATCAAATTTATTGATATTTTACAGTGGGATATCACATAATTGCATGCATAAATTATGTAACGTCATATCTCAATTTATAACTGTATAGTTTGTGTACAAAAAAGAGATCATTGCGTGTTTTACTTACTTTGCAGATATGAGTTGCATGTATAAGCATTAATAATACTATTCTCTATGAGTGATTAATGAGTTGAAATGTAATGACTTTTACCCATAAAGATATCAGTATCTTCATTAATTCATTGATTGAGTTATCGGTAACTTGAACGGCAACAGTAGTGCCTGATGGCACTCAGATTCTTATCTATGTTTAAGCCATAAACTCATATATCGTTTATTATCTTTTATATTACAGTCATCTATAATTTAACCCCGCAGGCAGCAGAATAGCGTTCCAAAGTGAGCATACTGTCACTCAATGGGTTGCCTTCTAATTGATTGATTACCTGTGGTTTAGCGCCTAAACGTTCCACAAGCTCGGTTTTGGTCAAACCTGCTTTTTCTCGCATATTATCGAGTAACTAGACGAGTTTTAGCTCGTAATCTGTTTTATCGCTGGTCTGTTTAGCTTCAGGGTTACTGATTATTTTAGTCTTCAGGTCATTAAATGCGATGCCTTTCATTAACCTACATAGCCTTATTTTATTAGTAGGCTCTGAATCATAAATGCTGCTTACTATGAAGCATTCAGGTGGTGCTAAATATATAACTGATTGAATAATCAAGTATATTTCTGCATAACCAGATCTGCACCTTCATTCAGTAGGTCATTGATCGAATGACCGGTAGCTTGAGCGGTAACAGTGAGTGCCTGATGGCGCTCAGGTGTTAGCCGTGCAGTGACTTTACCGCTATAAGATTTATACGGCTCGATACCGTCTTTTTTGCACTCATCTAAAAATACCGATAGGGAGAGTGAACCCTCTTTTTTCAGTTCTTCCACACTATAAGCGTAGAAATCAGCGCCACCATTCAAGCCGATAAACTCACCCCGAAACATTTCAATTTCTGGATCAAAGTTGATGATGGCAGTGTGGCCGTCAATTTTCATTGTGTTGTTCATGGTTTTATTCCTAAACTGTCAAGCCATAACCTGATGGAGTTAACCGCTCCCTTATCAGTGGTCGGTCTGGGGTGGGGGCGGTGAAAAATACGCTTTTCACCTTTTAACAGCACCGCAATCCTTGAGCCTTCCCGTTCGTGTATCTCTGCCCCTAATCCAATAAAAAGCGCTTCAATATCAGACCACTTTATTGAACCACTTACTGGTCGAGCATATACATCTAATAACGTCTTTTGGTGTCGTTTGTTCATAACTATTATGGTACCAGATTTTGACACTATGACAACCTAATAGTGGTGTCACTTTATGGTGCCTATTTGTTAAGAATAGATAATTTCGTTTACTCTGTAAATGTCACAGTCCATCCATATAGTGATGACCAGCAGAACCCATCGCGCGCAATCGTATCCCCGCCACTCCTGCCCGCTTTATAGGGCCTTTTCATGCAGTTGAGTGATCATGGTAGATCCGCGCCAGTACTGGCTTAGTACGCTCAAATCTGGCAGCGGATCGTCATGCAAATTCATGCGCTCAATGCATGCATGGGTTGCGAATAGCATCTACCGTTTCAATCAGGGTTTCTTGCCGGTGATGGATAGGTTTTCACCCTAGTAGAAATACGTTGCCAATATAGGCCTATGGTGCGATTGCTTTTCGTTGGGTTTAACTCATAAAGCCCTTTAAAGCGGTAAAGAGTCATTCCTAAATTATCTTTGGCTTTTGCAAAAACCAGACGTTTATTTCTCGTTTCTGCCATCCATTTATCAAAGTGAGCCGCTTGGGCGTCTTCGGACTTAGGTATTTCAGTAATGACGTTTTCATCATTAGAGATCTGATTGCTCCAGTGCTCATTATCAAAAAGTTTGGGCAACCAGATAAGTATATCGTCATGGTAGGGATGTTTGGCTCCGGCTTTCTGGAGAAACTTGTAGTTATGTCCGAAACAGTTACAGGCATCAGTAATCCTGCGGAATGCTACGTTATCTTTCACATCGATATAGCCTCTGTGGATGTGAGGTTCGACAGATAGCTCTTTATCCATATCCCAAGGCTCAAAGCAATCGCCTAATGCACCGATCTTAGACTTGATTGCAGCAACACAATCGTCTATACGTTCGTTCATCTGACGTAATGAACCATCAACTGAGATGCGAATAACCTCATGGCCAGTAGCATCAATAATATCAGCTTCTCGAAGATTATCGTGTTCGGCTTGTTTGAGATGGAAGGGTTCATCGATCTCAATATGCAGGTTAATGGCTGGGAAATAAAGATCGGTCAGTGCTCGCCCTGATTCTCTTTTCACGTACTGCTGAGTAACAAATTTTATGTCATCGCGGTTTAGCTTATGCACAATGCCAGTAACGACATATTGCTCGTGTTTTTTGTTTTTCGTCCTAGCTAATTGGCGAACGACGTATTCATATTGTGAAATCATTTAGCTGCATATTCTCAAGGTTCACAGATGATTAATGATATCACCTGTAGTTTAAGGTGGTCCAAATAGGGTTTTAAACTCTGAAGGTATACTACTTGGGAATGTCCCTAGGCAGTTGATGTATATCAATCCCCACTTTCTATGGTATAGCGTCATGAGTTGAATGATAAAAAGTGACAAAGTACCCATGTTACTCACCGAAGTTTGGCCTACATCACATCAAGGGAGCTAACGATTGGGTCTTTGTCACTGTTTTTGGCCCGGAATACGTCTAGTGGCGGTTTAATGTGGCCATCAATAAAAGCGACAGAGACAAAAAAGCGATTACGTTATTCATGGTATTCCTTTCTGCGTGTGCTGATGAAAAATGCAGGCACATATTAGCAAACATGAATTTACTATTGGAATATCGCCAGTTTCACGTTTGGGATTCACTCCTGATAAACATTTTTTAATCATCGTGTGCAGTCAGGTGAAGCCTTATAGAACACTTCCTTATGCCCATTATTCGGCAAGCATTCGTCCGCTAAATCAGAGATTAGGTAGAGTGCCATTTCCATTTCTTCATGCTTGCAGCATGCGGTGAGGGAAATCTCAGCGATGAATTGTATACGTGACAGGGCAAGATAGATTTGTTCAATGTGTTCCATATTTATCTCTCCTTACTATCTGTATAAATATACAGTATTATTGTTTCGAGCGATTTCGTTAGTCAAGTACATCAATGTTTTTATGAGACTTTGTTCGGATATGGCGATTTAGCTATAAATCTTTAGTCATATCTCCCCATGTATCTAGCCGTGGATAGTGAAACACCAGATCGCCAAAGTGGATTTTGGCTCCGCGTGTCAGTGCCTCCAGTTCCCACCGTGTAGGCTGAATACCTTTAGCGGTCAGTTCGGCTCGAATTTTGGGCAAACGTGCCCGTTCTTCTTGTGTCAGGCGGGCAGAAGGAGCGGCCTCGCGACAGTGATACGGATCATAGGGGCGCTGTTTATGGTTAATAGTGGGAGTTTGCCCGCGTAAAATTGACTTAATCAGCAGCACATTGCCTTCATCATCCCAATCTATCGGGGTATTTACCGGTGAATAGATGCTTTCAGGTGGTAATTTTTTCGGTTCAATGGTGGTTACTTCAGCAGCCAACCCACAGTTATTGACAGAACTCCGAGGCGCGCCAGAGGCGCTTTTTAAAGTCAAAAGCTCAACGTCAACGGCCTTGGCGACAATACGCCATTGGGTTGAACGGGTTTCATAAATCTTAGATTCGCCGAGATGAGGGGCATAAATGCCGATCACCTTTTGTACTTCTTCGTCATAGGCGTTGAGTTCTTCGGCTACCTTACGGGCTACACGAATGGTTTGCTGATCGCGCGGTACGTTGGCCCCACCTTGTTGAGTGATATAGGCGGCAAAATCAGCGGCATCAGCTGCAGCACGTACCGCCTCAACCTGATCATCGAAACTTTCGGCAAGGCTTAGACCACGAATGCGGCGGCATTCACGGTAAGCACCCATTGTCGGAACACCAATCGGATGAAATTGAGGTATGCGCCACGTTGCCGCCCAAGCGGTGACGGCAGTAGCAGTTTCAGTTAGCGGCTGGCCAGTTTCATGATCCAATTCGCCATCCAGTGCATAACCGTCGATATTCTTGGCAATGTATTTCGCGATATAGCCAGCCGCACCGCCTTTTTTCAGATGTTTGCATTCAAAGCGATTTTTTTCTGCGCCACGTTCGTCACCATCTTCCATTAGAGAATAACGGCGCATGATGTCGATCACCTGTCGGCGTTGCTGACGCTCACAAAACAGCATCATATGCCAGTGAGGGGTGCCATCGTGGTGAGGCTCGACCACGCGCATGCCGTAAACTTTCAGGTCGTTATCTTTGAACGCTGTGCGCATCTTACTCCAGATTTTGCACAGGTAACGCTGACCATCTTTGGGCGTAAACGCCTCTTTATCCCATTTGTGATTAAACAGGACTTTCTCTTTTTCACTATTCTCTACCACGCGAGTTGGGTGGTATTTGGAAGGGGTTGTGATGGTGATGAACATGCCGACGTGTTGCATATTAGCGGCATATTTCTCAATACCGGCGATGGTATTCATCAATTCCATGCGGCGAATTTCTGGATTAGAGATACTGGCCAACACTTTATCGATCAGATCAATACGCTCACCGGTATCAACATTTTCCAGTTCGCAGCCCTTCAGAAATTCCATATTAGACAAACGGCGCGATTGAATATCTTTAATCGCCTGCTTGCTGGCATAACCGGATTTGTGACGATTTACTTCGCCGACGGCAATTAATAGTGCTTCCCGCCAACGAATGCGCAGGGCTTTAAGCTGACGTGTCCACCATTCATCATTGACCAATCGGGCAATAGCGGAGAAAGCGTGGCGCATGGTTAACTTACCTTTACGATATTTACGCCAGTGTAGCGGGGTAACATTTAATGACCGTGCCATGCCAGCAATATGGCCATAGAGTTTGGTTTGTGCGCTATCGTTGAAGAGTGCTGTTTTATCGCCATTATGTTCAGCAATATAGGTATCGCTAAGTTCTTCATAGGCAGAAAATAACTGTGCAGAAATACGGCCTGCAAATCTAACCAGTTCTTTATCATTCATGCCTGGCAGACTTAAATAAGTCTCTTCCTCGCTTAAAAAGCCAAGGGCGATATCGTGTTTTAAACCATGCTTTTGGTTTACGGTTTGAATGCGTGGCCAAATAAGCTGCATAAAGTTGAGAGCCAGATACTTATTAGCAGCTAATTGGCCTTGGTGCTTTTGTAGATTGGCATGGCGGCTGATAAACAGCGAGCGCAGGAAATACGGCAGACTGTTGATTTTATTTAAAACAGCTTGCCCCTGAAGGTATTCTTCACGGGTAAGTTGTCTTTCACGACCTATGGCTTTGCGTGGTGCATTCCACGGATAAGCGCCGACGAAAGTCTCGCGGCAACTTACCGTAAATGGCGGCGGTGGCGAGGGGGCAAAACGCCCCCGATTAACTGAAGTCATACGCGGACGTGTTTGCGTTTTATTTCTCGGATCTGCTGGCAGTGGACACAGCACTGCACACCCGGCAATGCGGCGCGACGTGCTTCAGGAATTGGAGAATCACAGTCGGCGCATATAAAAGCGGATGGCATCAGGGTGTTGGTTCTGGCTGCTGCTATCTGGCGTTCCAACTGGAGCAGTTGCAGCTCTTGAGAGTGATCGAACATATCGGGCATTTCAGATCTCCTTAAAAATCACTCTGGTGGCATTCAAAACCACGCTGTTGAAATTGTTCGGATTCTTGATGCAGCAACTCGACAATTTCATTGCTGGAAAGCTGTTGATTGGCGGCATGGGTAGCGAGACGGTCTAAATATGAAGAGAAACTGATAGCTGCATCGGCTTTAGCCTCCTTACGTGCTTGATGGAGTTGGTGTTGGCGCGCCTGTTCAAGGGCGCGGGTATGCATATCTTGTCCTATGGTTTTATACATGTGCATGGTTATGGCCTTATTCAGGGCGTAGGCAACCCGGCGGGTCATACGCCAATTAATTTAAATACGATAATTAGTTGAAATAAGCGTCAGGTTTAACCGCAGTTAAAATATCCGGCGCATCCTCGAATAAATTAAGTAATTCACGTAATGCTGCTATTAAAGTTTCCCGCCACGGGCAAGCGTCTTCTTCTAGATAACTGGCCGGTTGATTAAACTCTTTGTGACTTAATCCAGCATGAAGAAATAGGGTTTTACGCACGCTGATAGGCAGTCGTTGAATAAAGGCGACATTGCTAATGGCGTGTTTGCGATATTTAGCAAAGTGATGTCGTAATTCATCCAACGCACTGACGATGCGTTGCCGCTCGTTATCATCCATTTCCGCCAGTTGGAGTAGGGCGTAGCGTTTTTTCAGTTCAGCATGAAAACAGACGGTTGCCCGGTAACGTTCAGGCATCGAGTCGTAAAAGTTACAGGTATCCCGCCAGCGAGAGCCAGCAAAGTGTTTGCCAATAACGGCGCGCAAAGGAAGTGGCATTGCGCGAAGGTGTTCTGGACCGAAAGCGCAGCGAATATTCATTTACTAATCCTCCGATGAGAATCAGTAAAAGTGCCTTGTGGTGGTGCCCAACGGCGACCATCAGGGCGAATAATAATGCCTGGTTTACCTTTACCGTGTTTAATCTCAACGCGGCCAGCATTGTGGCCTTGTTGACGCCAGAGTAATGGGGCAATTGAGATTGGGTTTTGCATTTTTCGACTCCTAAGATATTGATACCGGGATATTTCCCCACGCCCGGTTCGTGGCTTTAGTGGTATATTTGTCGTGCCAACAATCAACCAACCACTTAAAGGAGAACTTCCATGGCAGATACTGAAGACTTCCATGTGTTACACCGTCCGGCTCCAAAACCACAACCGGAGCCAAACGAAGACAAAAAATAAGGAACCGTTATGGATGAACAAAGCTCCGCCATTTTTCAGTTACGTTATTCCTACTATCTTGAAACTATGACGGCGGTTTTTCACAACCGGGCCGACAAGCTAATGACAGCAATTCAATTGATCAGTGGTACGGCTGTTTTCGCCAGCACTGGCATTGAATGGCTATTTGCGTTACCGGTTGTCGTTATCGCTACTGTTCAATTGGTATGGCAGCCGTCTATCGTTGCAGAACGAGCTTCTGTTCAGCGTCGGCAGTATGCCGATTTGCTGTTTAGCAGCGATGAGATGACAGACGATGTGATTCGAACGCATCTGAAAACTCTCCATCACTCCGATTCAACACCTTTCGGTGCTTTGTTAAATCCAGCTTATAAACGAGCGGCAATTGCATCGGGTCTGCCGGATGACCACAAACTGACATTCTTTGAAAAAGTAATGGCGTGGTTTGCTGGAGATCTCCCTCGTTAATTAATATGTCAATCCCGGTAGACCAGAATTACAGGCAATATCGAAAGTGGTACTGAGTACCGGGATTGAGTGAAATTTCTCTTCAATGGCATATGCAAATAGCATCAGGTCACGGACCGCTTTATTAGCGCGGCTGACAATAGCGTCTTTGCGTTTTTTGGTGAGCCGACTGCCGGATATTAATTGCAGTGATTCGCTAGCCAATTCTCCTGCGACTGAACTGATTTTGAGAGCCTGGGTTGGAATATCAGTGGCTTCCTGCGGATTTTCCAACGGCAATGAAGGTAAGCGACCCAGTTCAGCCAGCGCACCATCCAACAGGGTGTAATTCTGCGTAGCGTGGGTGATACGCAGCAATTCCACTGTTGTCAGTTCGTGCGGCTGTGCCGGATTCAACTTATTGCGCAGTGTCTGGGGATTCATGCCAATGGTTTCGGCGACTCGCTTGATCTCGACAGTATCGGCAAAGCGTCGCAAGGCTGAATCCCAATGAGGGTGTTTGTCAGTTCCATTTGCAAACATGGCGCTAACCTCAATAATTCAGGAGAATTACCGTAATGGTTTATCGTTCAAGCGAACATCAAAATTAGACTCAGCAAGAGCGCGTAACGTCAGCTCGACCATATTGATTTCGATTTTAGATTTGGTTTTGGGCCTACCGGTTTTCTCGCTGATGGTATCGGCTTTACGTTTGATGGTAATTCGCCCGTCTTTGACCATATCAACCACGGTTGTTTTTGCGTGGCCAGTCTGGCGGCAGAACTCTTCAATAGGGAGGTAGGGGTTAGGAATTACAAGATTGATTGAGATCACTGGTTTCATAAGGCATCATTCCATTTACGTCGATGAAATATGATTAATGAAAAAAGGTCTACGTGGCCCTGAAAATAAAATTACAGGTTCATTTGGCCTTGGTCAATAGGGGTTAATGAAAAAAATGAAGCTATTTGACCCAAATGGAGGTGGCAGGGATGCAATTGAAAGAACGATCAAAGCGTTCGGTTTGAACAAAAGAACGGAGCTTTCTGAAAGAACAGGGATCAGTATTGCTACTATAGCCACTTGGTGGAAAAGGGATTTTTACCCTGCTAACTTGTTGATTGGCTGTGCTTTAGAAACTGGTGTTTCACTTCGCTGGTTGGCAACTGGTAATGGGCCAATGTACGACGATGCAAAAGATGATGTGATTGCACTGAAATCGGAAAGGCTGTTTAAGGGAAAACTCGAAGATAGTGGTTACAGGGTCATCGATAAAAGATTATTAGAACAAGAAATTAAAGAGGCCAAGGCCATACTCTATGGAGATGAAACTTATATAGTGGATTGTTCATTTGAGCCTGTTATCGATGGTGTCTGGCTGGTTGAAATTGAAGGGCAGACTAGCATTCGTACTCTTGAACTAATACCTGTAGGAAAAGTAAGGGTCAGTAGTAGCGAATTGAAATCGCCATTTGAATGTGCTTTATCTGATATTAAGGTATTAGCCCGAGTAGATAGTGTTTTAAAGAAGGTGTAAGCACGCTGTATGGCAGTAAGAAAGTTGATTTCCGGGAAATGGATTTGTGAGTGTTATCCGGCAGGTAGAGAAGGGAAGCGAGTAAGAAAGCAGTTTGCGACTAAAGGTGAAGCATTGGCATTTGAGCGCTTCACGATGGAGCAGGTAGATAACAAACCTTGGTTAGGTGAAAAGCAGGACACGCGGTTGTTGTCAGAACTGATCGAGATTTGGCATCGGGCGCATGGCATCACTTTGAGCGATGGCAAATCTCGTCATCAGGTTTTGCTCAATATGTGCCGTGACCTTGGTGATCCGCGCGCCATAGATTTTACTGCAAAAGCATTTTCGCAGTACCGTGAACAACGCCTCAATGGGAAAATATTACGTGGCACCCGCACTATAGGCGTAACACCACGCACGTTGAATATTGAATTGGCGTACATGCGGGCGATGTTTAACGAACTCTCCCGCCTGAGTGAGTGGCGCTACGATAATCCCCTCCGTGGTGTGCGCCAGTATCGAACTCATGAGCAAGAGATGGCGTTCCTGACCAAAGAGCAAATAGCCAGCCTTCTGAAAGAATGTGAAAACAGCACAGTACCTGAGTTGGCTACCGTTGTACGGTTGTGTCTGGCCACTGGCGCACGTTGGTCTGAAGCGGAAAGCTTGACTCATACGCAAGTAATGCCATATAAAGTCACTTACACAAAAACCAAAGGGAAGCGCAATCGTAGCATCCCAATTAGTGAAAAATTATTTAACGCTTTACCCAAAAAGACCGGTCGTTTATTCCCCTCATGTTATGCCGCTTTCCGCACCGCACTCAAAAGAACGAACATAAAACTACCAGATAGACAGTGTTCACATGTTCTACGTCACACTTTTGCTAGTCATTTCATGATGAATGGTGGAAATATTCTTGTTTTACAAAGAATATTAGGGCATAGCGATATAAAGATGACAATGCGTTATGCGCACTTTGCGCCAGAGCATTTAGATGATGCAGTAAAATTTAATCCTTTGATAAAACAATTATAGGAATCTGTTATGGTTACTCTACCTAATGATTTGGTGAGGCAAGCAGATGGTCATTGAAACAAACAGGAGCAATGGAATTGCTGGTACAGATCCAAGTATATCGGTAGAACCTAATACAGCACCTGTTGAGAACGATGCATCTAATGGCTCAGGTAGTGCATATTCTGAACCCGTAAATGAAAATAGTAGGTCTCCTGAAGAGCCTGCGCCAGCTAATGCAACTAAAGATTCAACAGTTAATAAGTATCATAGTACTAATGTCACTTTTTTGACGATTGCTTTTTGCTCTGTTGCAACCATTTTGATCTGGTTAGTTGTATTGCATTCTGTTTTAGAACCAAGTTTCTTTAAAAATTTGGGTTTTGCGAAAGATTACGTACTGAAGAAGCCAGATCAACAATTCGATCCTGTAATGATGCACAATATTGGGGAAATGGTTACAAATGGCACTCTTCTCAGCTTAGATGACTTTTGGTCATTTCAAAGTAATCTATATCAAACAATTATCACCTTCCTAATTGCTTTGAACGGTGTTATAGCCGCATTCTCATTTTTCATTATTAAGACCTCTTCAAATGCGAAAGCTAGAGAAGAGGCAAGGGCTGAAGCGAGTAATGAATTAAAAAAATATTTGGAGAGTACTCGTTTCGTTGATGAAGTGAAACGTGTCGTAAGGAACAAAGTCGAGGCTAATTTAAGTGAAATTGTTAGGTCATTTCAGTTCGATCTCGAAGAGAAAACAGCTGATATAGCAGAACAGATTGATGCAATTGCATTACTGAGGAAGGATCTTAAGCTAGATATTGATACAATTGAACGTATTAATAAAGAGCATGAAGATTTTAAACGCTATATAGCAATATTGGCGAAGAGCTTATCCTTAGTGGATAGAACAGAAGATGCTGGTGCTGATTTGACTTTAGGAGGTAAATAAATGGCATTTATAAAAAACAAAGAACGATTTAGCCAAGAATTAGATGATCAGGTATTTGCCTTGAATTCAGTTGATGAACTCATAGCTTTTGCTAAGCAGCATCAAATAGTAACATCCCCTTTAGATGTATCACGCCTCACTAAGGAATTAGGGATTACTATGCGTATGCAGCCAATGGAAGGGGAAGAGTCAGGTTGTTTAAAGCAAACTAGAGATGGTAGCTGGGTTATGACAGTGAACTCATTACATCATCCACATCGCCAACGCTTCACTATTGCTCATGAATTAGCCCACTATGTCAAGCATACCATACATACTAAGGAGTTCATTGATAAGGCCTTTTTTAGGGATGGACAAATAAATGCGATGGAGTCCGAGGCTAATAGGTTTGCAGCAGAACTGTTAATGCCAGAAGATGAGTTTAAGAGGTATGTGACTGAAAAATCTAAAAAAGTTATGGATATAGCTAACTATTTTCAAGTATCTTCTATGGCCGTTAGGATTCGAGCTAAGCAGTTAGGCTACTCTGGACATGACATATAATGAGCGAATATAAATATTTCCCGCTGATAAAAACAAGAGATGCTGAGCTGAAGGCCCTCTCAAAATTTGATTCGAAATATTTTAATGAGACATTACCCATATATGAGTTGACTAAGTCCCGAAAGGCTAAAGTAGCCCCTGATGGTGATATTCATCGAAGAATGTCAACTATAAAAGAGGTTCAGGGGGATCGTCCATTTATTCTAGATTTGACTTCAAATGAAAAATATATCAATCCTCAAATTGAGCAGTTGTTAAATGAATCCAAAGGATTCTCTGAGTGGAGATATTTTCTGGATTTTTATCGAGACTTAAATATCATCCCTATGGTTCATATTTATGATGATGACGACTTTACGCAGGTGCAACATTTTGTACGTGAAATATCATTGATTAAAGATTATTTAGCTGTAAGGCTTCCCTATAATCTTGATGAGTATAAAAAATATATACGCCCAATTGTAGCCTCTTTAGATCGTGGTTGTAAGATTTTCGTTATTATTGATGGTGAACAGGCTACTCGTGATAATGTAAATGATATTACTAATGGCTGTATTTTTGCATGTGAAGAGTTAGATGAGTTTAATGCAAGTATTGAGGATATTGTCACTGTTTCGACATCTTTTCCTTTAAATCCAAAGGATTATGGAACTGACGAGGCCGGAGACATTCCTATACTTGAAGAAACGATCTTTAGAGATGTATCTGCTCAATATCCGATTAAATATGGAGATTATGCATCAATTAATATCCAACAGGTCGAAATTAGAGGTGGAACTTTTATTCCAAGAATAGATATTGCTTTGGACCAAATATTTATCTACAAGAGATATCGTCGAGAGAAAGGAAGCTACCCGTTATGTGCAAAAATGGTCCTTTCCGATGTAAGATATCATCAATTGGGGATTTGGGCTGATAAAGAAATTGCGTTAGCAGCAGCTGATTCTCCTAGTGGGATAAGTCCATCGTTTTGGATTGCTGTTAGGATAAATTATTTTATGACTAGTCGTGTTTTGTTGAGAAACAAAATATTATGATAGAGTTCCAGATGACGTTCTTGTCAGTGTGAGGATGTCATCTGGTGTAATAATGTCCCCTAGTTCATTATAGAATGTCGAAAAGCTATCCGATATTTTTCTCTTTAAATTACTTCGTGATAACGACTTTATTTCATCAAAAGAGTTATATAGGCAGGCGGATAAACAAAGTTCATATTTAGATTTCGCTGCTTTATCATGCTTTAATTTTTTTAACTCTGGCACGGGAATGGTACTGCAAAGCGATAATTTATCTTGTTTCTTGAAAACATAGGCTTTCCTGACGATCTCTATATAGGAGTCTGTTACAAGAATAATACCAATTCCCTTCGAAGTAAGTTTTCTTACCGAGGATATATTACTTTCTACACATACTACGTAACAAACGTCAAAATAGCTGATATAACTAGCTATCTGATATTGTAGTCTCTCGACAGAATCTCTAGCACTTTTTATTTCGAACGCAATGGCAATGTCATTATCCAGAGCGATAACATCCGCTCTTCTAGAACCAAAGTGAAATCTGACCTCACTAGAAACCAGCGCCCCCTTAAATTTATCTAAAATGAATCCAATTAGTTTTATTTTTAGCTCTAATTCCTTCATCATAATATCTTTTCTAAAAGATTTTGTTTATTTTATCTGATGTCTGTTTATTTGTACAGTGCTAAGGTGGACACATTATTTTGGGCTACTGATACCAATACGTAAATGGCGACAAAATGGCGGCAGAGCTTCGCAAAACTCATAGTTTATCGAACTTTGCCGTTCTTTATCTAACTGATTTATAAGTAAATTGTTGATTTTAAAAATCTGTTAGATTTACTCTTAATCAATTGGTCGCAGGTTCGAACCCTGCACGACCCACCAACAAAATCAATCACTTAGCATTAATCTCTAATTTCAAATCTGTTTCATGGGACATATTTGGGACACAATCATTAAATATTGCGTCTATTTGTCTGGCATGTTCATTTAAATTATTCGGTGAAAGATGGGCATATCTTTTCACCATTTCAATATCGTCCATCCTCACATTTTTTATAATATATAAATAGTGAACCCCGATTAGGCTAATCAACTTCTTTATGTAAGTCTTAACCAT